GACTGTTAGGCAATCAAGATGCAGGTTTAAATAAACTACTAGCAGAAGCAAACGTGGCAGAAGGTTATATGCGTAAACCATACGTGCCATTACAGAGATTTGGTACAGCTTTTATTTCTGTAAAAGATGATGAAGGCAAAACAATATGGTATGAAACATTTGAAGGTAGTGTAGGCACAGAAACATTTGGAAATAGATCTGCTTTAAGAAAAGCCGCAGCAAAACGTTCTGAGTTAGTTAGTAAATATCCTAACGCAACAGTAAGTCAGCCAGAAGTAATGACTATACAAGAAGTCAGAAGACTGATAAAAGAAGCGGGACCCACAGTATCTATAGAATATTTATCACAGTTTATGTCAGATACAAACGCAAGAAGATTTCAAGAAGCTATGAAAGAAATGCGACAAGTACTAGCGGCAAAAGGTTTAGATAAAGATATTAGTCCTATTGGTGCATATAGAACACCAAGAGACAGGAGTGTAGGATTAGAAGGTGTGCCAGGTTACAGTGCAGACTTTACAAGAGGTACATTGCAGTACATCATGACTGCTAGTGAAGCAATAGCACGTAACAGATATCAACCATTGATACGTAAACACTATGGTGACACTATAGAGTATGCACAAAATACAAAAGATGTAAATTTACAAGAAGCAACACAATCATTCTTTGATTATACAGAAGATCCTGTGCAAGAGTTTGCAAATCTAAGACGTATGGGATTCTGGTGGTACTTAGGTGGTAACATATCATCAGCTCTGTTACAGACAATGTCTTTATTTCAATTTACAGGACCTTTGTTGTCACAAATGGCAGGAACAAAAGCTACTACTGTTGAGTTGGGCAAAGCCATAGCTGATGCAGCAAGTATGGGTAAAATTATAGGTAGACAATATGAAGATGCTTTCTTAGATTTCAATAAAGTTTTTGATGACGTACCAGGTTTAGCTGAAGCTATATACACTGCGGTTGCAGATGGTACAATTAAACAAGGACAGGCTATGCAAGAGGCTGGCATAGTACCAGGTCCAGGTGGTACGCAAGTAGGAACTCAATCAGCTGCAAGAAAAAATTTTAGAAAATTTGAAAATGTATTTGTAGGTGGAGCATTTAATACTTTTGAAGCTGCTTCACGTATAACAGCTTTTATGACGGCTTATAGATTAGCAAGTAAAGATCCTAAAGTATTAGAAAATGCGGAAGCATTGTATGGCAATGATTTAGATTATCAAAATCAAAAAGATAGATATGGCAATACACCAGAAGCTTTTGCTAGATTTATGGTTGAAGAAACATTTGGTGTATATGGTAAAGAAAACAGACCAAGATTAGCTAGAGGATTTGGTGCACTACCAGCTTTATTCATGACATACATAAGTCAAATGTTTGGATTATTATATCGTTTGTTAAATCCAGTGGGTATGGCAGCAAACAAAAGCAGATTACAAAACAAGGTGGGCCGCCGTGCATTTGCTCGTATCATGTTGATGATGTTAATTACGGGTGGTCTATTTGGATTGCCAGGTGGTGAAGATGCAGAAGATCTATATAACTTAGTTAGAAAAGAAATTACAGGTGTAGATGCTGATGTAAGATCAGAGTTTAGAAACATGCTATACACAGCAGGTTGGAGTCCGACTATGATAGAAGCATTGGAGTCTGGATTATTAAGTGCATATTTAAACGTAGATGTGCAAAGACGTATTGGCTTTGGTGTTGCCCCCTGGTCTACGCAGATCAGAGCTGCAGCTTCTATTGCTGGTGTTGATACAGGTGCAAGAGCAGAAGAGTTTTTAGGTGCGCCAGGTTCTGTATTTATAGATGCTTTAAATAATTTAGCTACTCTTGGCATAAGAGAAGGTAGATGGGGTGACGCAGTTGTACAATCATTACCACTTGGTATTAAAAATCCACTTAAAAGTTTAGATTATATGATAGGAGAAGGCTACTTAACTACATCTTATGGTTCTGTTGTAACGGATGATATAGGGGCAGTAGATGTGTTATCACAATTCTTAGGATTTACACCTACAGAGATAGCTAAAAATAGAGAAGCTTTATTCTTGATGCGTAAGATGGACAGAGCAAGTAATGTATTCAAACAAAGAATAAATGCTAGAATAGAAAACGCTTATATAAAAATAATTATGGGTGGTAAAAATAGAAATGGTAGTTTAATTAATGAAGGTCAAGCTGAGATACAAGCTATATATAAAGATGTTATGAAACATAATCAAAACAATCCTAACCAAATGTTTATACCAGACTTGAATAGAAAGTTTGATGATGCATTAAGAGCAGCTGATCCTAACTATGCCATCATGAAAGGCAAGCAAGAAACAGTTGCTCAAAAATTAAGATTAAGAGAAGCGCTAGGCCTTAATTAGCCAAAGGGTTATTAGCCCTTGTCTTCATTTCTTCTATAAGTATATCTTGTAATTCGTTTTCTTTTGCTACTACAGCAAGCATTCTTTCCATTTCAGATAACGCCGCTTTGATTTCTTTAATATCTTTTTTAAGTCCATCAATATTAGGTATATCAATCATGGCCATTTGTTCTCTTACTTTAGCTATGTCTTTAAATACTGTTGTTAAATCGACAGGTACAATCTTGTCGTCTACCTTTTTAATTCTATCTATAAGATCTACTTTATATTCATTAGCATATAATAATGCTTCGTCTATTTTACTATTTAATTCTTTATCTTTACTTTCTAATGGAGATAAATCTACAGCTGGTGCAGATTCAATGGCATCTAGTCTAGTATTAAACTGACCCCAAGTATAGAATCCTCCGCCGATCGCTCCAATCACACCAACAAGTGCGGCGTATGTACTAAGTTTCTCTATAATTTTCATTAGTTCCCCCTAAGTTTTTTTAATTCTAGCATAATCGATAGCTTTTGTCTAGCTAAAAAATCCATTCTTTCTTCGAATATCTGCATAGGATCATTCACGGAATAGGCAGATAAGGTAACGCCAGCATATATTTGTACGCTGTAGCTACCTAAATCTACCTGATTCTCAAATAATTCTAGGTTAGCATCTTGATAGATATCTTTAGACTCGTAAAACTCGACCTCCTCGTAGGAATCTAACTCTGGTTGAATTAACATCCTATCAATTTTGCTTAGTTGTTTCTCAACTTTCTTAAGTTTTACTGTAGTTCCTCCAACATCTGCAGATATTTCAATTTGTTTCTCGGACTTCGTTGATACCTTTTCTTCATCTCCTGCCTCTGCTGTTTGTATCTCGGTGTCCTCAGATTCTTCGCTATCGGGTTCTGCTTCTTCAGTCGTTTCATTTTCATCCTCATTAGCCTCCGATACGCTCTCTTTGTTTTCTGACTCCTCTTCCATTGATTCACCAGAATCTTCCATAGTCTCTTCATTCTGAACCTCCTTTGTTGGTTCTTCCGTTTCTTCTATGGGAGCTTCCTCTTCGATTTCCATCGTAGGTTCAGCTTCTGTTTCGGCTTCCATCTCAGCTACCTCTATTTCTTCTTCCTCAATAACTTCTATTTCAGCCTCTTCTACTATCTCCATCTCTTCCTCAACAATAAACATCTCTTCAAACTCTTCAAAAGATTCTATATCTTCAAAGGTTATCTCTTCTGGTACTGCTTCTGGAAGTAGATCGATGATAATAATCTCGTCATCAAAAGTAAATTCTTCTTCAAAGAAATCTTCTGGGATATCATCTATTACATCTACAATATTATCTATGGCTTCTTGTGCGTCGTCATTAATAGGTGGTAAATCTTGGTATGTTATATCTAATGTAACGTTATCTACATCTGGTCCACGATGAGAATTATCATAAGCCGTGCCTGCAGTTTCATTAAATAACTCTGCTCTAATTGTAATATCTGTTTGTGTATTTGAACCTTCGGTGTATACGTTTGTATAGTTTGTAAACTTATTACCAGTTGAACCGCTAGTGCCAGTTATCTCTCTAACTTGTGTAGAAACTGAGCCATCAGCTCCTGTAATAGTTTGTTTAAGAGTGAGTTTATTTTCTATGTTATTCCAAAACCATATGTCTGCCCCCATAGTGGAGGTAAAGCCTTGGTTCATTTGTGACTGTGTTAAATGACCGTCATCAACTAGATCTACATCTTGATATACATTATCTTCTTCGTGTCCTTCAAATGCTAATACACCTCCACTGTCATCCATACCTGTTTGATAGGGAAATCCACTCCAGGCACCGTGAGTGTGGATACCATCATCTCCGTCTGTTGACCAACCAGTTGTGGTTGTAGTGTCACCAGTTCCAAAAGTAGAATTGTTAAGAACGTTTCCTGTAGTTACAGTCTGCGCGTTTGCAACACTGTAAATGCACATGAAAGATATGGCTATTGAAAGCCATATACTATAGTATAACCACCTCATTGATGAACGTTAATAGTAGGTACGTATATTACTGGTGCTTTTGTTTCTGTTATCTGACTTTCTAATTGTTTGTCTAGTTCTTCTTGTGCTTTTCTAACAGCTTCTTCATCTCTTAATATTTGTTCAGCTACCTCTGCCGCTATCACTGCATCTATTTCTGCTTTAATTTCTGTACGTTGCATATGCGATTCATAATCTGGTCTCAGTTCTTCATATTTATCCCACAATGCAGCAGCTTCGGCGCCTATCTTACCTTCGAATGGGCAAGGAGTGCCTGCCGCTTCCATCGCCATAAAGACACGAGGATCTTGACACAATACTGCGACACTTGCTACCTTCATCCCAAAGTCTTGTAATACTTTAGCAAGTTTAATACGCTCACAGTTGAGATCAACTACATGTTTACCGCCAGAAAGCCCAAATACACCAGTGCTAACAGAACCGCTAACCCCCATCGAGCACACGTCTTGAGACATGCTTGAATAGGATGGACTGTTTGCTGAAGGCGGTGGTATTTCTGACCCGTTCGTGTTTGATGTAGTGGTACTCGTCGTGGTGTTGGTCTGCCCTCCATCGTAGGTGTTAGTCGTTGTCGAGGTGTATCCACCTGTGATTTGAGTGTTACTGCCTGACGAATTTGTTTGAGCATTGTTATCATTAGTTGAATCCCCCCATGCTGGCACACTTATACAAAGTATAAACGTTAATATAAAAGCTAGTATTAAATTATCTTTTAACAAGGCTACCCCCGAAGTACAAACCAATGATTGCTGACATGAGGTGTGTATCGAGAGGAGTTATAACCACTCCAAAGTATTCGCTATCTAGCACCACCTCTTTCTTTTCAATTAGGAATAAAAACCCTCTTGATAATTCAGTCCATGTAATCCAAACACTTGTATCAAAAAATACAGGTACGATTTTGGGCCACACAATTATAGCAAACACTGCTGATAAAGCTATAATCCTACGGGTAAACTGAAACCCTTTGTTTTCATATGTTCTTGCTTTCTCTACGAAAGACATTTGTTTATCAGCTCTCGCCAATAACATCTTTTGTTCATCTTGTTTTGCTTTGATACTCTGCGACCAGATAGACATAACTCCACCAAGTACACTTGAGCCAAGCATTGTAATCATTTCTACAGGCAATCCTCCTAACATTCTAGTTCCTCCATTCGTTACTTGGGTTACTTCTTTTATGCCCTCCTGGACAATCGCTCCTGTAATAATTGCTATTAACCATTCCATCCATTAGAAATACAGACTGTAATTTTTTTCAGCAAGCTCATCTCTTTTGCCATATTCTGTTTCCATCTTTCCTTTTTCAAAAATGCTATTAAAATCTTTTGCTATTTCTGCTACATTATCTTTCTTAAAAGACTCTTGTAATTTATTAACATTACCACCACCCAATATTGGCGCCTCTCTTTCACCATCAAAATAAGTTATCTCACCCTTTGCTACTTTATCCATAAAATCTATTTGCGATACTGCTGAATCAGACATGCCAGATTCTTCTAAGTATTTATTATAATAAGGCAACATACCTCCTGGATCAAATTGAAATAAACCATAGCCCTCACCTTTACCTTTTTCTTTTTGTTGGTAATCAAATGTTCCGCCAGTTTCTAACTCTATATTACCTAAGATACCAGCTATAGCTTTGTCACTATATCCTTTGTCTTTTAACAGATCTATTATTTCTTGTTGCGGACTATCAGTGCCTGCACCAACAGCTTCTTTAACTGCTTGCACAAGATTCATCAGTGCATCAATACCCGCCATCCCAAATTCTTTCTGTCTCTGTATCGTCGTGCTCACAGTTAGAGCATTCACATTGACCGCCCATACAAGAACCGCTATTGCTACAATGACACGCGTGACCACAGTTAATACACTCAGGCATTAAAACCTATTCCTTGTTTCATATCATCAAACATTTCTATTGGATATGATTCTGTTTCAAAACACATTGAATCAAAGTGTGCGTCGTAATCTCCTTGACTATCTGCGTACGCTCTGAATTGTTCTACGTACATCTCAGTAGACACCAAACATGTTTCCATATCTGGATATAAATATCCTTGGTATTTTACCGAAGGCCAATGTGGCATTGATGTAATGATGATTGCAAATGCTACTTTTATCATACGTCCTTTTTCTTTGTTGTACCGCCGATTGATTTCTCTATCTGTGCAAAGGTTTTCTTTGGCTTTAAATTTGCAACAGGGATTTTAGTTTTATAATCTGGTCTTTTATTATTCCTATTACCTGGTTGTTTGCCAAATGTAACTTTGTGTTCTAAGTGTGAAGGGGGTTTTTTATATCTCCCTTTCAACTGTTCGCTAATTTGACTCCGACTTATCGCCATCATCCTTCTCCTCTACTTTGACAGCATCGCCGCCTATTTTTACAACACCCATTGAAAACTGTTGATCTTCTGTCCATTTATTATTGTCCATAGTTACCTCCAATATTCTATTATATCAGACAAAGGGGGCACATTCAAGCCCCCAATGAATCGGATTTATGCGGCCCATTGAAGCCATTCTTTCGTACGTTTCTTAGGCACCCCTAATTCAGAGATGATAGGAACTTGGAAAGTCACACCGTGTTGCGGATGTGTAAACCATAAAGCCTGTTTTGGATTTTCAAAAGCAAAACGATTACTCATTGCGTACTCGTCATAACCTTTGAGTGAGCCATTTACAATAGCCCCTTTGATAGATATATACTGATGGAAGTGCCCCATGATAACATAGTCAATGGACTTACCAAGGTTGGTATACTCTGATCTAACCTTCTGAACTCCTCTCGCAATAGGCCCAAGCATTCCAACAATACCTGTACCTCCTCTTACACCTAGCCTGTCGCCGTGTGTTAATAGATACGTAGTGTCGTATACTTTATAATACGTGTCGAATCCAGTTGGTATCTGAAATTTAATTCTGTTATCATTAACAGATTTAAAATGTTTTTCTAATAAATTGTACAACATCCAGTCGAAACTTAGATGTGCCGCTTCTTTATTTCTATACTGTTGATAAGCACGAGAGTGATTACCATAACAAGTAGGTATAAATACCTTGCCAAACTTATCAGCTAACGTGCTAATTGTCCAGATCATTTGGTCAAATAATTCTAACACATGATCTATTGTAGTACCATCATTTGTTTCTGTTAACTCGTCATGTATATTGCCAGACATCATATCACCACCTAAAGCTAATACTATGCCAGGATATTTAGGATTGACCATATGATTGTGGCACAAATCTATAGCGTTCTCTACAGTAGTTTTTAATCTGGCTTGCGATATCTTTTTGTTAAAGTTATTTAGATTATTAACTGCATCTTTCTTAACTACTTCGCCGTAATGGAAGTCAGATAAAAATAAAGTAGGCACACCAGGTGTACTCTTAGATGGCGCCGCTTTTATTAACCACTTGGGTGGCTTGGGATCATACTCACCTAATTTAAATACATGCTTACGCACATAACTTGCCGTCACATTTTGTAACGTAGCTTCTTCTAATTGATTCTTCAGATCTCTAATCTGTAAATCATACGACATCTTTTGTTCAGCCAAAGCTACTTCTAAATCTGGTGACTTAACAGTAGGCACTATGTTCTCACGTTCCGCCGCAGATAATCTCGTGACTAGCGTAGATCTAGGAATGTTTAAGTTTTGAGCGGCTAATGATTTGTTACCTTTTGCAAGGATCAATGCATTAACTGCGTCGAGTAGTAAATCTTTCATTCTTTTCTCCTGCTTTTAAACGAATCTTTTTATTATGTCTTCGTTCTCGTTTCATGAGTTGAGCCACACCACGCCACTCATCTCGGTCTTTAAAGTTTAAGTTTTCCCAAATAGGAACTTTGCCTTTCTTATTTCTACGCCAATCATAAAACAATTTCTTAGCGTAACCATCATACTTAGTTTCCCTTTCTTGGTACGTCATACTCTCTCCCAAATGCATCAACTAATTTTCCTACCCTGTTTGGATCACCAGATGCTAGGACCCTAAAGTGTTTTACAAAATGACCGTTGGGTAAGTCATCATACAACCACGTATCTTTAGTCATCTTGTAGTTTATGTTACGTATCATAGCTTGTGCATCGAGGTATTCTCTGTGGTACTTGGCCCTTTCTTTTGGGTCAACACGCATAGCACGTGACCTAGAATACGCTTCTTTACTGCGCTTCTGATATTCCTTAATGTAATTCTTTAATTCTTCTTTTGTAAAATCCACACACAAAAAACAGTGGGGTCAATCATTTCTGACTAACCCCATTCTGCCCCCTTATTCTGTAATAATAGCACACTTTTGATTTTGTGTCAAGCTAAAAAGCATCAGCCCAATCCCCTTGAAGTGCACCTTTTGCGTACTCCGTAGATCTATTTTCAAAAAAGTTAGTGTGCTCCACACCATTTACTACCCAGTCGACCCACTCGAGAGGGTTATCTTTGACACCGTAATTAGGTTTCAATCCTAGTTGCAGCAATCTTCTATCCGCTATGTGTCTGATGTATTGCTTGACTTCATGTGGTTCTAGTCCTTCAACAGGACCCAACTCAAAAGCTAGATCTATAAACCTATCTTCAAGTGTCACCATGTCACGGCATATATCATACAGACTCTTTTTAAAATTATCATTCCAAACATGTGGCTTCTCATCTAGTAAGCAATGAAATAATTTAATCATACTTTCTACATGATGCGACTCGTCACGGATAGACCACGCGACAATCTGTCCCATGCCTTTCATCTTACCATGACGTTGGAAGTTCAGCAACATGACGAAACTTGCAAACAGTTGCAAGCCTTCGCCAAATGCTGAGAACACAGCCATGTCACGAACAAGTTGTTCATCTCTTGTGCCCCCCTTAGATTTCCAGAGATACTCATGCTTGTCGTTCATGGCCGCGTATTCTTGAAAAGCTTGATACTCTTTGTCATCCATGCCTATTGTATCATTCAACAAAGAATAAGAGTGTGCGTGGTTTGCTTCACTAGTTGCGATAGCAGACAACATCATTCTTATTTCTGGTTGTTTAAACATAGGCATGTATACATCCATATAAGCTTGTGCGATATCAACATCTCCTTGTGTAAAGAAAGTTAATATCTGTTTAACTAAATTCTTTTCAGCCGTATCCATACGGTTGTTCCAATCGTTTACATCTTCATGTAACGGCACCTCGCTTGGAAGCCAGTGCATTTTTTGTTGCATATCATAAGCTTCAAAAGCCCATGGATATTTAAATGGTTTGTAATAATCTCGTGCTTCAAATACTGACATCTTTCCTCCTTATGCTTGACACATTACACATTCATCTTCTTCACTATCTTGTCTGACTTGACGTTCTATTTTCATAGACACATTCTCTGCCCTCTTGATAGCTTCACTTCGTAGGTAATACAAAGTCTTTAACCCTTTTGTCCACGCTCTCTTGTGAACACTATTTAATCTTTTAACATCCGCATCTGGTGGGAAAAACAAATTCAACGACTGCGCTTGGCAGATATACTTTTGTCTTTCTGCCGCGAGGTCAACCAACCAGGCTTGGTCGATTTCGATTGCGGTTTTGTATATATTTTTTTCTTGTGCATTGAGGAAGTCCAAATGCTGAACACTCCCTCCAGAAGTAATAATGCTGGACCATACATCTTTTGTATTCATTCCTTTCTTTTCTAATAGTTGTTCTAA